TTCAATAGCATAGCATCAAACGATTCGAAAGGTATTCCTTTGGATTGTAGATACGAATGCCAACCAAGTTGACCTAAACCTAAGGCTCTCCAACGTACAGCAAAGTTATGTGATGCATTCATAAACTTAATGCCACGTGTCTTACGAATATATTCAGTCATGACGGCGTCTAGGAATGTTATCATTGTCTCAACGGCATCGGTGAGTTTCCACTCATCATATGTTAAGAGATTCATTGATGCAAGGTTACAAACAAATGATTCATCTTCGTTAGATGGCAATGCAATCTCAGAACAGAGATTAGATGCCCATATTGTACGCTCTTGATCTTTGAGTACTTGAGGCTTATTGTTATTTACCGTATCTTTGAAAAACAAATATGGATAACCAGACTCACGACGCTTACGTAGGACTCTTGCCCATACATTTCGTTTGTCGGCATCTCCGTCAATCATTGATTGCATCCAGTCATCACCAATAGAAACTCCGAGCGATAGATTCTGAATAGTAGAACCTTCTTCTCGTGTATCTAAAAACTCTAAAATGTCTGGTGATTCGATGTCTAGATATACAGCACAAGATCCTCGTCTCACATTACCTTGTGCAATAATATCTACGGTGGTTTCAAGTAGATTTGCAAAATGGACTGGACCGTCTGCCGTACCGCCTGTATTGATTGCACTTCCACGTGAGCGGAGTGAACCAAGGTACGCTGATGTACCAGCTCCCATTTTTGTTTGCATACCAATCTCTGCAGTCTTGCCTAGGATCGATTCCATTCGATCTTCTACATAAACTCCATTACATGAGATAGGTAAACCTTTTGTTGTACCAAAGTTTGACCATACCGGACTGGATAAAGAGTAATAACCTCTTGCCATATACGTGCAGAATTTATCTGAAAATTCATAAGAATTTAAAATGTCTGCCGCTGCTTCTCCGATATCTCTAATACGTTCTTCGGCGGTCTTATCGCCATCTATATACCCACGGCTGAGAAATGTGCGTGAGTCATCGTTGAGCCAAAAAAAGTCTTCTTTCATAATATTTCCTTAAAATAAGTCGTCAGCAGATATACCTTGACCTTTTGCATATTCAACAGGCCGCTTCTGAAAGAAGTCAGTCATGTTAGCGCCATATAGTTCTTCGTCAAACCAAAATGTTTCATCTACATGTGCCTGATCATATACAATTTCACTATTGTCAAAGCCAATTTGGTCTAGCGAATCCGCCATACGCTTGGCAATGAATGATTTCAAAATAGGTGCACTTAAACCATCAACTTCATAATCTCCCATGATCCAGTCAATTACTTTACTTTCGGCTTTTAGTGATTCAATACACTCATGTTGAATGCGATCCTGAAGTTCTTCGTCGAATAGTTCAGGATATTCTTCACGTAACGTCTGAATCAGTTTGATGCCAACTTGAGCATGTAACATTTCTTCATTACGTGTATATTGTACTTGTTGAGCACAATCTTTCATGACAGCTTTATTACGGTTCATGTGCATGATGATATAAAACTGACTGAATAGACTTACGTTCTCAACGAACAATGTGAATAGAATAATAGAATAGACGTATTGCTTCTTGTCATCTTCGTAATGCTTCTCAAGATATTTACGTAGATAATCCACACGCCCACGGATCACCTTCTCGTTTAGGTTCTCTTCAAATACGTGTGTTAAATGCAATACTTCTAAAATCTTTTCGTATGCCAAGTTATGGATAACTTCTGAGTTAGCCATGGCATAACCTAAATCTTTTATAGACGGATGAGGTAAATGTTTACCAACGTCTGCCCAAAAACTTTTGACCGCAATCTCAATCTGACCAATAGCAGACATAGTTTTAACTATTACTTCTTGTTCTTGTTTAGTTAAGTCTGTTTTAAATTGAGAATAGTCTGAACGAAAATTAAATTCATCGGGTGTCCAGAACCCTTTCCAGATAGCATCGATGAACTGCTTCGTCCACGGATAGAGATCTGGTTTGCGTGCGATCTGTTCTTGAAATAGCATGCGATACTCCGTCTAAGCATAAAGGAATTGCTCCCGCAAAATCGGCCGATTAAGCGGCATTCCAGGTTTAATTTTTTATTGATTATTGGTATTATATATCAGATTGCAAATCTTGTAAACAGCTATATGAGCTATTTTTCGAAAAAAAATTACTATATTTTGTAAAAAAAATTTATTCTTTTTCTTCTTCTACTGGCTCAGATTCAGCGGGTGTTACAGCTTCTTCGTAGTACGCAATGATAGATTGCTGTTGCTTGATATATCGACGTAGATCGCCAATGCCTAGTGCAAGGTTCTCATAACCCTTAGGAGTAATAGCAATAAAAACTATCTGACCAGTTTTTTCTTTAACTTCGGCCAGTTTCTCATCTAAGTTTTCTTCTGTTATTACGAACCAGTCAACCGGTGGCATTTCTACTTTAGCTGGACGTTCTTGGACCGGTATGGTCTTCTCAACGTATTCAGTTTGGAGTACTACTTCCGGTTCCACTGTCCTCCCCAGACACCCCGCTAGTATCAGTGGGCTCATCAGAAGGAGGGGTAGTTTCATTTTCGATGCGATCGATGAGCCTCTCGACTGCTCTATCGATTCTATCTTCGAGTCCTTGTGCATTTGTTAATGCCTCCATAGTCAAATCGATTTTAGCAAAGACACCACGTAGCTTATTCAAATGTTCATTTGACTGCTGTAGTCTCTTTGATAAATCTCTATTAAGTTTTTCGTTTTTCTCAGCGTCGGCCTTCATCGTGTTTACAGTATTCTGTAAAGTCTCGGCAGCTGATTTAAGCTTTACATTGTTTTCTCTCAATGTGTTCATAGTTTCCTGTGACCATAGATAATAGCTATATCCGCCATAACCTACGCCACCTAATAAAGAAACCAGTATAAAAAATAAATATATCTTAGCCATGATTTTGATGTATATAATCTCTAAAACGTTTTAGTAAGACTGTCCTTTTCTTTGATCGTCTATCAGTTACATTTATAGGTTTGAAAGCTTTGCGAGCATGAGGTGCTAGGTCTACTCCGCCATGCGCTACTGCATTAGTAGGTGCATCTTCTTCCATTTCTTTTTTCTTTTTCATTTCGATATCTCCGAAACTGTAAAATAGATTTTTCTTTGAGTACGCTGATGTACGCCTTCATAGATATCCAATCCAGCAACATCTCCTACTGGAAAGCAATCATCTAGAATACGAATCTTATCTTTTCTTTTGACTAGTTCTTCATGAGATTCGTTTAGTATTTTATCATTTAATATATGATAAACACCTGGTGATATTTGTTTTTCGTCTAGCATAAACCACTGTGAGTTTTCATTGATTAGGTCTAATGGATCGAGACCAGATTCTTCTAGAGCTCTCTCAGGGTTTACGCCATACTTTTCTTTTAATAAGAACAGAGCGGAAGCGAAGGAACCGACTTTACCGCCTGGTATTAATTTCTTTATATTATAAACTAGTCTATGGAATAATGTATACGCACCTTTTTCTGCAGATGTTTCAGGGCTTCTTAACTTTTTACCTTTATCATCAATAAGACCCATCTTGAACGCCTTGGTCTTATTAAACGAAGTCGTTAAAAGTTTTAAAAATCTAATTGTGTATACCAGATCTCCGGCACGTGTCAATATGGGCATCAGATTTTCCTTAACGCTTCGATTGCATTCTTATCCATTTTTATTTCTACCATCTGAGTATCCGTTATATGTCTGAGGAATACCAGAAATGGCTTAATGACTTCTAGTTGTTCAGTATTCATTTTGAATAACAAAATATTCAGTGCTGGTTCGATACCAAATACGTTAAAGATAACTATAATATGATTTAGTATCAAGCGATCAGCTAACTGACCTGTTTCTAAGTATCGGTTAACTAACCGCTTGATGTATTTAAACCTGTTCAGGTCCTCGTTAAACTCTTCAGCATCTATTCCTAATGGGCTATAATAATTCTTGGCCGCATACAGGAACAAGTTCGCATCATTTAATTCAATTTTCATTTTCTACGTCTTTTTCAAAATACCTTTCATTGTATTTATTAACGTAGATTTGTTTTTGCGACGGTCTAGTTCAACGCCATTTTCACGACCAAGTGCTTCTAATTCCACTTTAGTCATGCCTTCTAGATCGCCTTCATTTAATTGTTCGAGTGTTGGGGCTGGAGCCGGATCGGCTTCGGTCAACGTTTGTCCACCTTGCGCTGCTGTCCACTCATCAATCTCTTGCTGAGTAAAATCCCAACGCACCATAATCCGACCATCTTCCCGCATCCACCCTCGTAGCGTGGGTACGCAATCTGCTGGTCCTGATATCATTATTTGTCCTCTACTTTCTTCATAGTTTCGGCTTTAGCAGCCTTTTTGTTTACTTCATCTTTTGCCTGGTTAGGCACAGTTCTCATTTGATCTTGTGCATTCTTTGCAACAATCTTTTCATGATCTACTGCATCAGCTGGCACTTGATTGCCTTCATGATCTTTAATCCACTGAGCAGCAGCTGCTGAGATATGATCTTGGCTTTGGTTTACAACTTCAGCTTCATGATCTTTCAATTGCTTTTCAGCAGGAATCATTGCTTGTGGTGGCACAGCATTTTGATTGACCACATTCTTTTCCATGATTCGCTGATAGATTGGCCACTTAGTATCTTCTTGGGCCATATTACTGTCTGAGCTCATAGCTTTTTCACCTTTTTCCTTTTTCTTTTTAGGATTCATAACAACTTCTTCGTCTTCTTTACGAGTCTTACGACCAGGAGTATCACAATCGGCCTGTTCTTTTTTCATCAGGTCATCATGATTCTTCTTAGCATATGCATCAGCCTCAGGTTTAGTATCAAACTCTTTGACTTTCTTGTTATTGACGTCATAGACACAGAATTTGCCTGTCTCTTTGTCTTTCATAACATGGCTTGTTGGATCCATATCATGATCTTTTTTAGCATCGTAGTCTGCTTCGTCCATCTTTTTCTTTTTGCGCATCATAGCGAAATCAGTTCCGTCGATGTCACCATCTCCGTCTTTGTCTAATTTCTTCTGACCACCTTTTAATTTTTCTTGGACTTGCTGGTAAGCCTGCCCAATG